CACTTCGCGCGGCTGTGCCGGCGGTTTCCAGGGTTTTTCGGGGGCGAGGTTCCAGATCGGCACCCACGGGTTGGTGGCGGGATCGGGTGCGGCCTGCGGTGTGGCGATCTCGGTCATGACACACGCACCGGCTGGACGGTGAGGGCACGACGCTGCCAGTGCGCCGTATTTGAAGCGGTCGCGTTGTAGTAGCGCATACGAACTGCATCGCTCGCGGCACAAGTGAAACGGTAGGCGGCAATCGCCATCACATTCGACACACCCGATGTGGGGACAGTCATGAAGGACGTGGCGACCACGCTCCCGCTCAGGCCAAGCGCGATTGCCAAGCTCGACACCCCGGCGACGGAGCAATAGCCGTCGGAGGTTGCATGAGCTAGATACTCGCCCGCCCGTGGCACAACGATCTGCGGTCCGATGGTCGCAAGATCGACCCAGCTACCAACCGTGGCGGTTGTCTCGTCGTTGTCGTTGCGGGCATAGGCGTCCGGCCCGCCGATGAACTCCCACTTGTACGCGGAGGTCGAGGAAGCGTTGTAACGGAAGCGCCACTGGTAGGAGGGGTTCGTGAGCGAATCGACCAGGATCGCCTCCTGCCCGTCCGCAGGCGAGGCGGGGAGCGTGGTGCCGTACGCGGTGACGGGGGTCGGCGGGGTCGCGAACGCGCTCCCCGGCCACGCGGTCGGCGCGGCCGAGGTCGGCTTCACGCACATGTAGGCGATGTTCCCCTGCACGACGATGTCGCCGTCCTGGTAGCTGCCCGCCGACCAGTCGCCGCGGTACTGCAGCATGTCGCCGTCGATTGCCCCGAGCGCGATGAAGTTGTCGTCGGTCTTGAGCGTGTCGGGCGCGGAGCGGTACAGGTTCGTGTCCGTCGGGGACGCGCCGCCCGCTCCCCAAGTGGTCTTGCCGTCAACCTGCACCATGTAGCGCTCGTTCGCCTCGCCGACGACCTGGGCGTAGAAGGCGGGGTAGCCGGTGCTTGGAGGGAGCGACTTGAACGCCAGCGCGAACAGCGAGTCGTCGGTGCGCAGCGTGTCCACGCCACCGCGATACAGGTTCACGTCGGGCGGGGACGAGCCACCGAAGCCCCAGACCATCGAGCCGTCGCCCATCACGCGCCAGGAGTTCTGCGCGTCGCCTGCGGCGAGCTTGTTGGCGATGATCCGTATCGCGGCGGCGATCACCGTGTCGGCGGGCAGGCCCGCGCTCCCGGCGCGGTTGATCGCGACCAGCACGCGCTGCGCGGTCAGCGGCGAGCCGCCGCGGTCGAAGCGGACGGTGAACTCGGCGTAGCTGCCCTTGTCCACCGCGTCGGCGGTGATGATGTAGTTCTGCCACTTGGTCGCGTCGTCCTTGTCCTGCACGTAGAGCGTCGCGCCGGACTTGATCAGCTTGAGCACGTTCGTCATGTCCGAGCCCGGCGCGGTCGTGTACGAGATCCATGCCTTGGTCGCGAGCGTCTGGTCGGAGTTGTTGACGCGCATCTGCCCGCTGCCGGGTGGTTCCGTGGTCGAGGTGTTGAACGTGAACTCGCCCGTGACCGCGCCGCCGCCGCCGATCGCCGGGAGCTGCTCGATCGGCACCTTGCCCGAGGCATCGAGCGACGGGTAGCCGTTCGCCACCGTCTTCTGCGCCTTCACCTCGAGCTGGTTCAGCGTCGTCTGGTCGAGATCGGTGATGCCATCCTGAAACGGGAGCGTGTGGCTCATGCGGCTCGGCACTCCTCCGGTTCGAGAACGAGTTCGATCGGCGTGACGGTGTAGAGGAAGGTCTCGACGCAGTGCGCCTCGGCGAGGTCGACGTCGGTGCAGACGCTCGGCATCAGCATCGGGTTGACGATCGTGGCGTCGCCGTCGAGCTCGAGCACGCCCGTCGCCGCGGTGACGATCAGGATGATGCGCTGGTCGAGCTTCAGCGTCGCGAGCCCGCCGTCGAGCTCGAGCGCGCCCGTGTTCGCGACGAGGATCCCGATCCCGAGCACGAGCAGCGAGCTGCCGCCGTCGAGATCGAGGCTGTAGACGGACCAGGTGTCGCCGCCGATGCTCTCGCCGCAGAGGTGCGGGCCGCACTTGACGCCCGGGTTGCACTTCAGCATGCCGCCCGGCTCGGGGATGCGGACGTCGGTCACAGCGCCCTCGTGCGCAGCACTCCTGTCACGGGCCACTCGATCCGGAACAGCCCCGCCTCCGAGAAGCGGTCGCTGATGAAGTCGACGTAGCCGAGCAGCGGCTTTGCCCCGGCGTTGATGTAGATGATCGCCCAGCGCGCGCCGATCGTCGACGGCGTCCACTGCACCGGGTCGCCGATCAGGCGCGTCTCGTTCGAGGCGGCGTCGACGGTGACGGAGCGGTTCGCGATCGCGACGCCGCCGGGCGTGTAGCCGGTGCCGGTTGCCTCGTTGGCGACGACGTCGGCGAACACCTCGGGCGCGTCCTGGTCGAGCGTCGTGGCGTTCTTGAGCAGCGCGCAGAAGGCGTTCATCGTCGCCCAGCTCGCTTCGGCCTCGACCAGGTTCTTGCCGCCCTTGGTGAACCAGTGCGTCTCGACGAGCGCCATTAGGCCGGGAACTCGCCCTTCGTCTTGTTCGCGGTCGAGCGCGCGACGCGCCAGGAGTAGTGCCCGGCGGGATCGAGGCTCTCGTCCTTGAAGCCTGCAGTCGTCGAGACGCCGCCCTGCTCCCAGGCCCGCCACCAGTTCGGGTGGTAGCCGAGTGCAGCGGCGTCGTCGGCGGGCTGCTGGCCGGTCGGTGTGTCAACTGCCATCGCGTCGTGCCTCCTCTGCTCGTTCATGAATCCCCTCGAGCTCCTCGGACAGCGTCTTGCGCGGACCAAGGCGCGCGATCTGCGTTTCGACCTCACGCTCGAAGTACTCGCCCTGGCGCTCCTTGACCGGGACGCCACAGAACGAGCAGCGCTCCGGCCACGGCACCTCGAATACCTCCATGCAGTTGGCGCAGGCGTAGCCGTGGCGGATCCGTTCGGTCGACTCGCGGTCGTAGATGACCTTGTTCGAGCGCATGATGCGACCGTTGACGACGACCACCTCGTCGCCGGGCTCGACGTCGTAGACAACGAGCGGACGGCGCCAGCGCTCAGCCAACGACTTCCTCCTCGCGCTCCGGCTCGCCGACGAGCGCGGCCTCGAGCGCCTCGATCACCTTCGGGCGGTTCTGGTGCTCGCGCTCGTAGCCGATCGTCAGCTCGAGGTCGTGGCCCTCGTCGACGAGCTTGCGCGCGAGCGCCGACGGAGAGCCCGTGTACTCGTCGTAGCGCGGCCAGGGCGGCGTCGCGAACTGCGACGGCACGACCAGGATGTCGGTGTAGCGGTCGGCGTGATCGATCAGCGCGCGCTCGACCTCGAGCCTCGTCTCGTCCGGCCAGCCGTGCGCGACCTGGTCTTCGACCGAGTCGTAGACGCCGATCCGGTAGTCGGGCGCGACCTGCGTGACCTCGTCCTGCTCCTGGTAGAAGCCGTTCCAGGTCCAGTGCTCCATCGCGAGCTCGCGCTCGTGCGGCAACAGCTTGCCCTCGTGGAACATGCAGTAGACGGGCTCCTGCGTCGTGCGCGTCATGCCGGTCGCGTAGGCCTCGAGCACGAGCGGACGGATCTGCACGCCGAAGCGGCCCCAGCGGCTGACGAATCTCATGGCACCTCCAGGAAGCGGAGAGCGGCGCAGCCCCAACCACGCCGCTCCCCTGTGTGGACTACGAAGGCACCGTCACGCCGAAGATGATTCCGTGCGCGCGCTCCTGGGCGAACTCCCAGGACGCCTCCGTGAAGTACTCCGCAGACACGACGTCCTTGCCCTTCGGCTGACGATCGGTCAGGAGCTTCGTGTCGCGGTCACGCAGCGGACGCCGCTCGATGTAGTTCATGTCGAGCAGGAAGGCGTAGGAGCCGAATCCCTTGTTCGCGTACGGGAACTCGCCCCACTCCTTCTTCACGACGACCGGGATCCGGTAGCCGTAGGCGCCCGAGATGAACGCGTCGACCTTGACGCCGTGCACACGCCCACCCTCCGGGGCCTCGTAGTTGAGACCCATGCCGGAGCGGTTCCACTTCGACATGTTGAGGACGCAGAGCGGTGAAGCGAACAGCACCTTGTCGTCGGTGCCGTACTGCATCACGTCCATCAGGAACAGGTCGAAGAAGTCGGCGGTCAGCGGCCCGTTGGCGTCGCGCTTGAAGGTCTGGATGAACTCCAGCGCTCCACCGGCGGTGCCACGGGGCTCGTTCTCCGGCGGCACCGCGGCCGAGAACGACCGCATGCCCCAGAAGCCGATCGCTTCCCACTTGCGCTTGTGCTCGCGCGCCTTGCGCTTGGCCTCCTTCGCGGGCTCGCGACCGCCGTACTTCTCGATCGCGGTGTCGGTGCCCGTGAATGACCAGGTAGTGCGGGTTGTCTGCGTGAAGTTAAATCCGAGAACCCGCTGCAGGTAGCGCGGCGTCGGGAAGTCGGATCCCTGCGGCTGTGCGTCGCCGACGACGAGGAACACGTCACCGGCATTGACGGCGGCAGCGGCGATCGAGCCGATGCCGTTGGCGACCACGAGCGCATCGGTCGCGACACTGACGACGCGACTGCCCTCTCCGGTGCGCATGTTGCGCAGCAGGTCGTTGGCCTGGACGATCTTGCCCTGACCGGCGGTCAGCGTAAGCGCGCCCGAGCTCGCGGTCTGTCCTGCGGCTGCCGTGACCAGCCGAGGGAAGTCCTCCTCCTCGAGCCAGTTCACCTTCTCGCGCGTCGCCTGTCGGCTCTCGGCGCGCGAGGTCATGGTTGTGAGCGGCGTCTCGTCCGGCTTCAGGACCCGCATCTTCGGGTCCATGTCGATGACCTTCTCGTCGGCGAGCTGCTCTTCCGTCGAGACGTTGCCCTGAACGATGGTCCCAGCCATCGGTGCACTCCTCACGAAGTCGAAGGAACCTGGTTCTGTCCTCCGGCCTTGCGCGGGGTGTCTGCACTAAGGCAGGCCCGGTTCTTCGGCCTCTAGTCGCGCGCCCACTCAGCGTCGAGCTGTTCCAGGGTGAGGCCCGGCATCAACGCGACCGGCCGGGGTGTCTCGCCTGGCGATGGGCTTGCTCCCGCAGAGCTTACACGCGCCTTTGCGCGCGCAGCATCTCCGTTTGCGCGCTGGTGCTTGCGCACCTGCTCGCGTGCGGAGGTGATCGTCGTCGAGCTCGCGCGTGCGACCTCGTAGATACCGACGATCCCGCGCGCCGCCGTCTGCGGATCCGGCGAGCGTGCATCTTCGACGAGCGGGTGGGCGGGGCCCATCTGCTCGATCAAGTCCGCCATCTTCTGCTGATACTGCGGCAGGTCGGGGTAGTGCTCGGCGAGGATCTCGAGCAGCTTCGGCGTCTCGAGCGTCTGCTGTTCGATCTGCGCCGTCGAGGCGTTGAACTCCGCGGCGTCGATCGCCTGCGCAGCACGCATCGCCGAGAACGAGTCGTCGCGTGCCCAGGCGTGACAGACGGCGCGCGCGAGCTCGAACTCGCCCTCGTCGACCGCGGCCCTGACGAACGCGATCGGGTTGCCGGAGTCCGCCGCCGTCTCGACCCAGGCGCGCTGGTCTTCGGTCAGGAACGGCTGCGAGCCGGAGAACGCCTGCGCCTGCCCGAGCTGGCGCTCGAGCTCCTGCACGCGCCGGTTCAAGACCGCCTTCTCCTGGCCCTGCCGTCCCATCGCGCGCTGGAGCGCGACGGCGCCCTTGAGCGCGCGATCGACATCACCCTGGTAGCGCTTCAGCCACGCCAGCACCTCGGGGTCGTCGGTCTCGTACTCGACCGTCGGCTCACCCTCCTCGCCCTCTTCGCCCTCTTCGGCTTCGCCCTCTTCGGGCTCCTCCTCGGGCTCGGGCTCTGGCTCTTCCTCCTCGTCCTCCGGCTCTTCGGCCTCCTCCTCGCCGCCCTCGTCGGGCTCCGTGGTCTCGGTCGCTGGCTCCTCGGTCTCGGTCTCGACCTCGCCGCGCGCCTCGATCTCGTCGGGGTCGTCGCCCCAGTCGAGCAGTGAGCTCACGCGCTACCTCCTTCCACCTGCATGCCGTGGGTCTTCAAGTACTCGTCCAGCTTGTGCTCGGCGTGCATCGGCGTGCCGACGAACCAGCGCAGGCCCTTGACGAAGCCACGCAGCTCGTCGACGCGACGCTGGTCGAGCCCACCCGGGCGCATCGCCGCGCGCACGATCGCGCGCTCGATCCGCTCCTGCTCCTCGACGACCACCTCGAGCAGCGTCGCCCAGGAAGGATGCTCGGTGAGCGCCGCCAGCTCGCCGTGGCGAAGCGTGACCTCGCGCTGCTCGGCGACGGTCAGCCTAGTACGGCGGCGCACCGCCACCACCTCCGTTCGCGACTCCACCGGACTGCGACATCAGCCGCTGCGTGAGCGACTCGCCGGAGAGTGAGAGCTCGTTCGAGGGCGCCGTCGGGCCCGCGGCGAGACCGGGGTTGGTGATCCCTCCGGGACCGGGCGGTACCGGCGGCGGCTGGCCGGGGGGCTGCGGAGGACCCCCGGCCGTTGCCGCCCCGATCTGCGGCGGCATGAAGTACGCCTCCTTGTCGGGCACGCCGTGCGCGTCGAGCAGCTTCTCGAACGACGCCTTCAGGTTCAGCGGTGCACCCGACTGGGCCATCACCGGCTGCGCCTGGACGCTGATCTGGAACAGCGCCTGCGCGGTCGCGATCCGCTCCTGCTTCATCAGCGAGTCGGAGGTGACGTCGATCGTGACGTCGAAGTCGCCCTGGATCTCGAGCGGCGTCACCGTGCGGTAGGCGCGGGCGCCCTCCATGCCGAGGATGCGCACCGGCCGGTCGTCGCGCAGGAACTGCTGGTAGAGGAGCAGGAAGTGCTTGCCGAGCTCGGCGTAGCTCCACAGGTAGTGCTGCTTGCGCGACTGGATGATCCGCTGCGCGATCGTGGTGATGATCGAGACGCCGGTCGCCGTCTGCTGGTCGAAGGTCTGCTGGTCGGCGCCGGAGGCACCGGGGAGACCACCGAGGATGTTCTGCAAGTCGCCCTTGATGAACGACTCCGACTGCAGCGTGATCTGCGCCACCGTCGGGTCGATCGGCAGCACCTGCACCTGACTCGGATCCTCGACCGGCCACTGCTCGCCCGGCGCGAAGCGGTAGATCTCGAAGTCGTCGACGTCGGAGCGAATCATCGTGATCACGTTCGCGAGCAGGCGGACGACGTCGAGGCGCTGGTTCTGCAGCGTCCAGAGCATGTCCTGCAACTGCGCGAGCGCCTCGACGACCGAGATGCCGGGGATCTGGAACGCGTCCGGCATCGCCGAGCAGACGATGAACGGCAGGCGCCCGTTCCAGAACGGGTTCGGGTCGTCGCGCAAAAGGACGGTGCGGTTGCCGACCGTGATCACGCGCTCCGGCGTCCAGTACTCGAGCACCTCGACGAGGTCTTGCGTGCGATCGATGTTGCGCAGCCGCTGCTCGCGGCGCGTGATGTCCTGCAGCCGCGCGGCCGAGCCCGCCTTCTTCAGCTCGTCGACGTTCTTGTAGTAGCCGTCCTGCTCGGCGCGCTTCAGCTTCGCGAACGTCTGCCAGGTGCGGTCGACGAGCCACTCCGCGGCCTCGACGTTCGGCGCCTGCGCGGGCCAGAAGAAGTCGCGCACGTCGCGCACCTCGCAGCAGGCGTCATCGCGCACGAGCGCGTTCGTGCGCACAACCTCCTCGTGCGAGGTGATCGTGTCGACCGTCTCGCCGTAGGCGTTCTCGATCGTGATCGTGTCCGGCGCGAGCTCGGTGACGTCGCGGCGTTCGTGCGCCCAGTAGTCCTTCAGCACCGAGATGCCCGCGATCAAGTCCTGCTGCATGAAGTCGCGCTGCTTCTGCGCGAACTTGTCGCGCTCGAGCGCGTAGCGGAGCGTGTCCGAGATCGCCTCGACCGACTTCAGCCGTTCGACCACCTGCGCGAGCGGCTCGTCCGGCTTCGGGCGTGGCTGCACGTTGAAGCGCGGGTTCGGCTCGAGCATCGTCGCGAGCATCCCCTCGCAGGTGTTCAAGACGTACGGCGTCGTGACGTTCGAGTGCCAGTCGTCGTCGTCGGGCGCCGGGTTCGGGCTCTCGTCGGCGAGGCCGCGATAGGCCATGTAGCGACGCTCCACCCGCTCGACGAACGCGTCGTGGTAGCGGCGCTCGGAATCCTCGACTGCTTTCACGACCAGCCTGACGGCGTCGGCGAGCTCGCTCTGGTCGTAGAGGTCGGTCTCAGCCACTGAGCGCCCTGCGCAGCGACTTCATGTCGCCCGCCTCGTTCGAGGTCTGGTTTCCGGCCTTCAGCTTGAGCACGATCTGCAGCGCCTTCGCGGCCTCCGCGCGATCGGGCTCGTCGGGGTCGAGACGGACGAACGCGTGCAGCGCCTCCTCGGCGGCGTCGAGCGCCTCCATCGAGTTGGCGAAGTCGCCCTCGCCTGTCTCCGCGGCCTCCGGTGGCGGCGCCGCCCCCAGGTCGGGCCCGCCCGCAGGCGGACCGCCGCCAGCGCCCAGAGCACCGGCGAGGTCTTCCATTCCCATTGCGCTCATGCTGCTCTCCTCTTTCGCTCCCAGGGGTAGGCGTAGGGCTGCTGCTTCCTGCGTCCGCGCTTGACGCGCTTCTCGTGCGTGCCGTAGAGGCGATACATCTCGAGCGCGAGACCGAACGCCATCACGCGGTCGTCGTTGCATCCCTCTTGCGCGCGCGGCGACGGCAGCGTCTTCTGACGCACGAAGGTGCGGAGCTCCATGATCAGCGTGCGCGAGAGGCGCGGCACCGAGCGCTCGCGGATCGCCTGCTCGAGCTGGTTGATGAGCTGCGGACGCGTCTTCGTGTTGATCGGGAAGCCGTAGTTCGCGAGCTGCTGCGCATCGGGGCGGTCGGCGATCGTGTGCCGGTAGAGCTTCGGGTAGTGCGGGCGTCCCTTGCGTCCGTCTCTGAGGCTGATGATCACCGGCTCGCCGTAGCCGCCGCCCATCTCGACCGCGAGCCGCGCCGTCCCGTACCAGCGTCCGAGGAAGTGGAGCTGCTCGGCGAACTCGTCGGCGTCGAGCTTCCCGTGTACTTCGGCGGCGATCGCCATCGTGGTCAGGTCGACGACGTAGGCGCACGAGTAGTCGAGCCCACGTCCGGTCGCGACGTCGGCGCCGATCGCGTACGAGTGCGCCGAGTCAGGCCGCGCGTAACAGCGGATCCAGCCCTGCTCGGTCTTGTGCAGCTTCGCCTTCGCACCTGTCTCGTCGGCGATGAAGCGGAAGCGAAACTCCTCCGGCAGAACGGCGTTGTCCGAGTACCAGGCGAGCGCCTCGAGGTCGAACCAGCACTCGCCGGTGTTGATGAACGCGTCCTCGGGCGTGCGCGGAAACTGCTCGGCGCGATCGGCGGGCGGCAGCGCGCGCGCGTTCGTCTCGTACCAGTGCTCGTTACGGTCGGGGTGCAGCGACCAGGGCAGGAACTGCACGTCGATCCCGTAGGCCTCGGCGTTGACGTACAGGTGGTGGTAGTAGTTGCCTTCGCCGGTCTGCTCGTTCGAGACGCCGTTCGCGGTCGAGATCACGAGCACCTGTCCGCCGTTATCGGCGGTCGCGAACGTCGCCTTCCAGGAGTCGCGCGCGTACTCGTGGCGCGCGTACTCGTCGAGCAGCACGAGCGTCGCCGTCTCGCCGTGACCGGCGCGTCTCGTCGAGGGGAGCCCGACCGCGCTCGAGATGCGTCCGTCCGGGAACGTGAACTCGATCAGCGTCGAGGGACGGTGGTCGCGCGAGGGCTTGGTGATCTTGGCCTCGAAGCGCAGGTGCTCAGGCAGCGAGCGGTACATGTCGAACAGACGGTTGACGACCTTGATCGCCTCGTCCTCGTTGATCGACACGATCAGCGCGCGCGTGCCCGGCTTGGTCAAGAGCTTCCAGAGCGCGTACCCGACGCCGAGCCAGGTGATCCCGATCTGCCGCGCCTTCAGGACAAGATTGAGCGGGTGCTCGATCCACGAGTCGAGCAGGCTGCGCTGCCAGTACCACCCAGCCTCGGCATCGTTGAGCGTGAAGCTGAAGTGCTCGCCCGACTTCGCGTCGACGCACTCGACGTGATCGAGTAGCCCGGCCGGATGCTGCATCGCCGCCGCGCGCTCGTTCAGCCGCCGCGCGTACTCGACCTTGAACGCCTCGAGGATCTCGGGCTTCGGCTCGGAGACGGCGCTAGCCATCCCTCACCAGGGCTTGCAGGTCCAAGGTGACCAGTTCCTTCCCGAGTCGATGAAGTAGCGGTAGGCGGCGCGCGACTGCGCCCAGGCGTTCCAGGCATGGCCGTATCTCGCGCGCGCGTAGGAGCCCATCTGGAACAGGCCGAGGTACTGGCCGTTGCGCGCCCAGATCGACCAGCCGGACTCGCACTGCGAGACGCGAAGTGCCTGAGAGCAGTAGCTCTTGAAGGTGGCGCTGATTGCTCGCGGGGCGCGAGCTTGCTCAGTCGAGGGGACGAGGAGAGACAGGCTCGCGGTGAGGGTGGCGAGCAACTGCACGGGCTACCTCCGGGGTGGCTGACGCGGACCGACAGGCCCCCGTCCCCCTGGACGAGCTCGTATCTGGCAACTGTTTCCGGCTACTCTCCTGAGGGAGAGGAACGCGATGGCAACGGTCGAGCGGCAGATCGACTACGAGAGCTGGGTCAACGCCGCGCTGCGAGCGTGGGCGAACCAGCTCGACGACGAACGTGTGCAGGTCGTGCGGATCACGGTGCCGCCCCGTCGGCTCGAGCTCTACCTCGACGGCGAGCGCGTGGCGACGATCACGGTCACGCCCGAGCGCTAGCGCTTCTTCTTCGCCGTCTTCTTCTTCGGCACGACCTTGCCGCCGTACTTCTTGTCCCACTTGGCGGCGATCTCCGGATGCTTGGCGTGCATGTAGCGGCGCTGCTTGGCGCTCCGGTACGGCATCAGGCCACCTCTCCTTCGTCGGCAGCGCGCCGACCGATGAACGCGATCAGCGTGTCCGTCTCGTCGTAGACGGCGATCCCGTAGTAGGCGACCGGATTCGCCTGTTGGTGCATCTGGAAGAACGCGCAGGCGATCGTGACGACGGAGATCGCGTCGTAGCTGCCGCCGACGAAGTCGCCGCGCACGTCCTCGAGCGACATCTCGTAGCAGCGGTAGGGATGCGTCTTCACATCCTCGATCGGCGGCTGTGTCATCCGGCGATGTTCGTCCCGAAGAGGAAGATCAGCCAGGCCGCGATCGCGATCAGCCAGAGCGCGACATCGCCTGCTGAGAGGTTGAGACTCATGTTGTCCTCCCTGTAGACATTGTAAAATTTCTCTCGGCTCAACCATGCGAACGCGCGATTTCGCGTGCAGGACTTTTCGCTGCGAAACGTTTACCGCGTGGAAAACACGCTCGGGCCCTGCGGTAAAATGTGCGTGTCAGAACCCATCGATCCAAGGAGGATCACATGACATCGAAGGCAACCGCAGAGCAGCGCCTCGACGCGCAGACGCATGCGATCGGGCTCCTGAACGAGCTCGAGGCAACGCTCACCGGCTGGGTCTTGCAAGAGGACCGCGAGCAGATCGCCAAGCTCTGCGAGCCCCTCTACCGGCTGCTCGACAAGGACTGACGTG